TCCCCGTTTCCCGCCGCTCAGAAATTGGGACCCCCTCTCCGCCAAATCCGTTGGGAGGTAGCGGGTTCGGGGCAGCAGGACCGCCAATTTTGATAGCTCTGAGCTGCGAGGATGCGATGTTCAGCCGGAAAGCTAAGGTAGGCAAGGAGAGCCGAGTGAGCACACAGTCACCCCAGGTCGAACCCGACCCGGAACACATGCAGCCTCACGTCCATGTCGCGCCAAGTGCCTTGGCAGGCAGTGGGGATGCGGAGCCCGATGGCCCACAGTTGCTTTGGGTCCATCCGACGCACCTGAACCTGTATCACAGGAACCCTCGACGCGGGAAGCCTGACGAGATCGCCAAGAGCCTCCGCGCCAACGGGCAGTACAAGCCCATCGTCGTCAACAAGGGCACGTTCACGAACAGGCCGTGGGAAGTGTTGGCAGGCAATCACACCCTGATCGCCTTCCGCGACCTGCTCCAAGCCGAGCCGCACGACGTGCGATGGCAGAAGATCCTGGTTCACCTCGTGGACGTGGACGATGATCGCGCGGCGCGGATCGTGGCGGCTGACAACCGCACGGCGGATCTTGGCGACTACGATCAGGACGCGCTGCGTGACCTGTTGACCGGCCTCGACGGCGACCTGTTCGGCACCGGCTACGAGGACGCTGACCTGGCAAAGCTGTTGGGCGGCGACGACATCGGTGACGAGGGTCCCATCTCGGGTGATGCTGAGACGGGGGAGACCCCGCGCACCTTCGGTGTCGTGGTGGAGTGCGAGACGGAAGCGCAGCAGGTCGCCTTGCTGGAACAGCTTGAGGCTGAAGGCTTCAACGTGCGGGCGCTGATGTGACATGAAGGCTGACATCACCCTCACCGTCGAGCCACCGCGATCAGCGCGGGCGCGGCAGGTGTCGGGCCTCTTCGATGTGTCGTTGGATGAGAAGCTGACGGCAAGCTGGAGCCATGATCTGCCCATCGAGCAGCAGGACTGGCAGGTGGGCCTGATCGTCGGCCCGTCTGGCGCTGGCAAGTCGGTGCTGGCGAATCGACTGTGGCCCAACATGGTCCGCGAATCGCTCGACTGGAGCGACAGGGCGATCATCGAGCACTTCCCTGCCGACATGAGCATCCACGACGTGACGGGCCTGCTCACGTCCGTTGGGTTCGGCAGCGTGCCCGCGTGGCTGCGTCCGTACTCGACCCTGTCGAACGGTGAGCGGTTCCGCGCCGACATGGCTCGCCTGATTGCCGAGTCGAGCGACGACGATATCGTGGTGGTGGACGAGTTCACGAGCGTTGTTGACCGGCAGGTGGCTCGCGTTGCCTCCCATAGTGTTCAGAAGGCCATCCGGCGCAGCGGTCGGCGGTTCGTGGCGGTGACCTGCCACTACGACGTGATCGACTGGCTACAGCCCGATTGGGTCTACGACGTCGGCAGCCAATCGTTCGCCTGGAGGTCGGTTCAACCCCGGCCAGGCATGCGATTCGAGATCTATGAGGCGAGTCCGCGCGACTGGCCGGTGTTTGCTCGACACCACTATCTGACAAGCGAATTGTCAAAGGCCGCAAGGTGTTTCACAGCGTGGCTCGACGGCGACCTGTGCGGGTTTACCTCCTACCTGCACTTCCCGCACCCGAAGACGCGGAGCATCAAGATTGCTCACCGGATCGTGGTGCTGCCCGACTATCAGGGGCTCGGGATCGCCTCGCGCATGAACGACTGGACCGGGGAATACCTTGCGGCACGAGGCTATCGGTATCGCGTGGTCTCCGCGCACCCGGCCATGATCGGGATGTTCATGCGGAGCCCGCGCTGGAGGGAGTGTGGACGCGCCAAAGGCGTTGCCACCTCGAAGAAGTCGATTATGAAGGCGGCGAACCTATCCTCACGCCGTCTGGCTGTGCGCTCGTTCGAGTACCAGCCACCGGCTGAAGGGAAATCCAATGGCAGGCAACAGTAACAGCGGGCGCAGGCCGAAGCCCGCACCGCTCAAGCTGATCGAAGGGCGGGGGAACGGTCGTGACAGCGGCGGTCGCAAGGTGCCGACCCCGCCCATGTTCACGCGCATCCCGCCCGAGAAGCCGGATCACTTGACGCCCTACGCATCTGAGATCTGGGACCGGATCGTGCAGGACCTGCCCAAGCTGGGCCTGCTCAAAGAGGTCGACGGCCCGTCACTGGAGATGCTGTGCGAGACGTACAGCCGGTGGCGCGTGGCTGTTGAGATGCGCATGGCCGCACAGAAACAGGCACCGGGCACGAAGGGTCTCATTGCGAAGAACAGCCAGGGCTTCGTGATCGCACCGTGGGTGAACGCAGAGACTCAGGCGTCCAAAGAGTTCCGCGCCTGGTGCGCCGAGTACGGCCTGACCCCGGCTGCCGAGATGAAGCTCGCCATGCCGACCGGCGACGACGAGGGGGACATGAATCCCTTTGCGGGACCGCAAGGGAAGGCTGAGTGATGGCCGTCCCGCAGAAGGGCTGGAAGCTGCCCGTGAGCCCGCGCCGCTCGCCGTACTGCGATGGGTCGGGACGCGAACTGGCGCTTGAAGTTCCGCCCCCCGCTGTGTCCATCAAGCGGGCCACGTGCCCGGTATGTGGGCACATCGTGGTTGTCGAGCGCAACAAGCTTGTGCGCCACTGGTGGCCGCACGAACGCCACTCTCGGGAGGTCTGACCAATGGCAAACATCGTCAAGTACGTCACGAAGCTGGACCGGCACATCGAGTTGCTTGGTTCGGCGGCGCGAACGGCATCGCCGGATACCGTTGAGCTGCGTGGCATTCCGCAGGGCACGCGCGGCCTGATCGTCGTGCTCAACGCCACCGTGAAGGGTGACTCGCCTTCGGTCACGATGAAGATTCAGGGCGTCGACGCGATCACGGGTGCGACCTGGGATATCATCAGCGCCACAGCGCTCACCGATATCGGCACTCGGGTGTTGCGTGTGGGCAATATCGCTACGGCCAGCAACGTTGCCGCCAACGACCTTGTGCCGAGCGCTGTTCGGGTAACCTGCACGGCGAACTCTGCCGACTCGTTGACGTACAGCGTGACAGCGCAACTGGTGTGACCTCGACATGGCACCCAAGAGCCAAGACCCTTGGGACGCAGCCGATCTCGAAGAGCTGAAGATAAGCCCCGAAGTCGCGTACTACATGAAGTCACGCGGCTTCGGGGTTCCCGACTGCCCGCCCCTGATCAAAACCCCGGAGCCTGGCTACGTCAGGGTTCCCGAAGCGCGCAAGTGCCGATTCGACTGCGACAGAGTTGATCACGTGATCCTGGCCTTCCGTCAGTTGCGGCACACGAAGGGCCGCATGGCAGGCCAGGTGTTCGAGCCTGACCCGTGGCAGATCGCCTACGTGATCGCACCGTGGGCCGGTTGGGTCTGGCCGTCGCCCGATACGGGCGAGTACGTCCGCGTCATAACCACTCTGTACGTTGATCTTCCGCGTAAGAACGGCAAGACGACGCTGGCCGGTGGCATCGCCCTCTACATGACGGCGGCTGACGGAGAACAGGGCGCACAGGTGCTCGCCGCCGCGACGACGAAAGAGCAGGCGCAGTTCGTGTTCGAACCGATGCGCAAGCTCGTCTTCAAGTCACCCGGCCTGCGACGGTATCTGAAGGCTACCAAGGGTTCTATCTCGCACTCGCTCAGCGGCTCCTACTTCAAGCCGATTGCGAGTGCTGGTGACGCCCAGCACGGCGCAGACATCCACGCCGGGATCGTGGACGAGCTGCACCTGCACAAGACGCCAGATCTCATCGACGCCTTGGAGACTGGCACCGGCTCTCGACTTCAGCCGCTCATGATGTTCATCACGACGGCTGACGCTGGCAAGCGAAACACCCCGTACGACAAGAGACGTTCCCGCATCGAGCAATTGGCGCGCGGTGTGCTGAAAGATCCGACCACCTATGGCGTGATCTTCGCCGCCGAACGACCCGAGTACAAAGACGGCGTGCTCATCAAGGGTGACGACCCGTTCGCCAAAGAGACTCTGCGGAAAGCAAACCCAGGTGCAGGCGTCAGTCCTACGTGGCGCTACCTCATGCAGGAGGCCGAGACGGCCAAAGAGAGTCCTGCGCAATACGCACGCTATCTGCGTCTGCATCTGGGCATCCGCACCAAACAGGAAACCCGGTTCCTCGATGTCGACACCTGGGACGCCAACGCGGGAATCGTTGTCCCAGAACGACTCAAGGGCAAGCGCTGCTTCGGCGGGCTCGACCTGGGTTCAACGTCCGACCTCACGGCGTTCGTGCTGGTGTTCCCGGACGATGAGCGCGGCGGGTTCGATGTCCTGGCCTGGCACTGGTGCCCGGAGGAAACCATCGAAGACCTGGACCGGCGCACTGCGGATGCTGCGTCGACAGAATGGGTTCCGAACGGCTGGCTCCGCACAACACCTGGCGCTGTGACCGACTACGAGTTCATCAAGACGCAGATCCTCGACGCGCTCGACACCTACGACGTCCAAGAGATTGCGTTCGACCCTTGGCACTCAGTGCAGTTGGTGACCGACCTCATAAACGAGGGAGCGCCGATGGTCGGTATGCGGCAGGGCTACTCGACAATGTCTGCTCCCACAAAGGATCTCGACCGGGTCCTGAAGATGGGTGCGCAAGAGGTTGAGGGCACGCTGAAACCCCTTATGCGGCACGGGGGAAACCCGCTACTGCGCTGGGAGGTCGACAACTTCGCGGTGCAGATCGACGCAGCGGGAAACGTGAAGCCAGACAAGGCGAACGCCGGTGACAAGATCGACGGCGTTGTTGCCCTGATCATGGCGCTGGGTCGCGCAATGGCCGCGCTGTCCGACAACCAAGTGCCTTGGGCCGCTTGGGTGTAACTAGGAGGTTTGAAGTGAGGTTCCGAGACCATCGCATGACGCTTGCGAAGGACTCCGCTCTGGTCCTTGAGATCCCGAAAGAGATCGACGTGACCGTGATGGCTACGCCCCGCGTGAAGGCGCTCCATCCGTTCAACGCGAACCGTTTCAGGCCGGTGCCGAATCGCAAGGCGCGGCGTGCTGCCCGAAAGGCGAGCAAGTGACCGCACGTGGTGCCGTCCCGCTCGTCGCTGTGGGCCTGGCGTTGTTCGTCTACGGCATCTATCTGTTGGGTGGACTGCCTTGGGCGGCAATCGCTACCGGCCTGCTCGTGATCATCCTGGCGCTGCTGCTCTACGACCCGGACGCCCAGCCTGCCCGTCGTACCCAGGGCCAGCGCAAGGGCCGACTTCGATTGGTAGGTAAGACGGGCTCATGAACCTACTCTCGCGCCTGTTGGGCAGAAGCTCTCGATCCACGTTCGACATTCAGACGGTTGACGACTACGCAAAGCTGCTAACGGAATTCGCGTTCAACGGCGGCGCGTTCGGTATCGGCGGCGGGCTTCAACAGACGCAGGTAGGTACGGCGACTGAGAAGCCAGCCCCGAACTTCGTCGCGCTCAGTCAACAGGCTTACGGTGCTTGCGGTCCCGTGTTCAGCTGCATGCTCGTGCGGATGCTGGTGTTCTCCAGCGTCCGCTTTGAGTGGCAACGGCTTCGGCAGGGCAAGCCGTCTGACACGTTCGCCAACGACCGGCAGTTGCGGATTCTTCAGCGGCCCTGGCAGAACGGCAACACCCAAGATCTGCTGATCCGCATGATTCAGGACGCCGACCTGGCGGGGAACTCCTACTGGTACAAAGACACCAACCTTGCCACGCTCGGGACCCAATCTCCCAAAGCGGAACTGGTGCGGCTGCGCCCAGACTGGGTTGAGCTGATCCTGGAGCCCCGCATCATTCGCGGCGGCGATCTGGGGAGCGGGCAGGTCGGCTGGCGGAAGCTGGGATACCTTTACACCGAAGGTGGTCCGCAGCCCGAGAAAAAGGCCGTCGCACTGCTGCCCGACGAGGTCTGCCACTTCATGCCGATCCCGGACCCGCTGGCGAACTTTCGCGGAATGTCTTGGCTGACACCAGTTCTTCGGGAGATTCAAGCTGATCACGCGATGATCCGGCACCAGCGGAAGTTCTTCGACAACGCGGCCACGCCGAACATGGTGGTCAAGTACACCAACACGAACATGACCCCCGAGAAGTTCCAAGCGTGGCGTGAGCTGCTGGACACTGGCAGCAAGGGCATCGAGAACGCTTACAAGACACTGCATCTGGCACCAGGAGCGGAGCCGGTCGCGGTCGGCTTCAACATGAAAGACATCGACTTCAAGCTGATCCGGGACGGCGGGGAGACGCGCATCGCCGCCGCCGCTGGTGTCCCGCCCGTGATCGCGGGGTTCAGTGAAGGTCTCGGTGCCGCAACGTATTCCAACTACTCGCAGGCTCGACGCCGATTCGCTGACGGCACAATGCATCCCTTGTGGGAGAACGTCGCCGGATCGCTTGAGGACCTGCTCGACCCGCCCGACGATGCTCGACTGTGGTACGTCGCCAAGGATGTGCCGTTCCTCCGCGAGGACCAAAAGGACGCGGCGCTTATCGCCAAAACCGAAGCGGAGACTATCAACTCGCTCATCACTGCTGGCTACAAGGCAGACAGCGTGACCCAGGCCGTGATCGCACAGGACTGGAGCATGTTGCAGCACAGCGGCCTGATGAGCGTCCAACTCTTGCCGCCCGGTTCTGTCAAGAGCCCCAAGCCCGGTGGCAGTGAAACCGTGAGCAGAGATCGGATCGTTGAGCTGCCCGATGGACAGTTCGGCATCGTGGTCGATACGGAAGGGAACACTGATGAGCACCACGACGATTGAGCGCCGGACGGGTCGCCCGTCCGCTATAGGTGAGCGTCAGTCGCCGTTCGCGTTGCGGGCCGACGACGACGAAGAACTAGACGGCTGGACACTCGACGGCTACGGCGCAGTCTTCAACAGGGAGACGGTCATTGACTCTTGGGAGGGTCGCTTCCGAGAGGTGATCGCCAACGGGTCGATGAAAAAGAGTTTCCGCGAGAGCCCGCCGATTGTGCAGTTCGACCACGGTCGGCACCCGCTGATCGGCTCATGGCCCATCGCGGAACTCCTGTCGGTGCGCGAAGATTCAGACCCGGAGCGTGCCCCCGAGGGCGGCGCTCACCTGATGGCGCGGATGTTTGAGCACCTGTTCTTCGAGCCGCTGCGCATGGCGATCCGTGCGAAGGCGATCAAAGGCATGAGCTTCCGTTTCGAGGTGGTGCGCGAAGAGTGGCGCACCGCTGACGGCAAGCTGATTCGGGACGACGAGCAGTTGTTCCAAGCACTCAGGGAGACCTGGGATTACAGCGTCCCCACCGAAGACCTGCCGGTTCGCACGCTCAAAGAACTCAGGGTGTCCGAGATGGGTCCCGTTGTGTGGCCTGCATATTCGGACACCAGCATTGGCATTCGGTCGGTCGACCTTGACCGCCTGCCCCACGACCGCGAGGCCCAGCGCGCGGTCATTCACAAGCTTTTCGCCGCTTCGCTGGCGAAGAGGTCGGAGGACAACTCCGAACCGAACACACAGTCCCAGAGTGAGGTTGCGCCGCAAGCCACACGTGATGCAGATGCATCAGGTGCCGGGGAGCACCCAGCCGAACTCAACGACGCGCCGCAAGCCACAGGCTCAGAGCAGCCTGCCGGGGAGCACCCGTCGTCACGCGGTCTCCGTGCCGATCAGATGGTCGCACTGAGATCCATCCGTCAAATGGTGCATGAAATTCAGCTGCGAAAGGAACAGTCATGAGCACCAATGCAACTGGCACGCCGGATAGTGGCGACAAGCCCGCCGAGCGCTCTGCCCTTCAGATGACCTACACCCAGGCCATCAATCGCATCCAAGAGATCGAAGCTCGCATGACCGAGCTGTCCGAACTCGACAGCCTCACTCCCGAGCTGGATGCGGAGTTCCGCGAACTGCGGGACGAAGCGTTCCTCGTGGACGAGCACCGCAAGCGTCTTGAACGCGCCGACGATCTGGCGAAGATCAAGAGCGTTCGCGGCCAGGCCGATTCGGCGATTCGCACTCGCGGGATTCGTGTTGCCCCTGGCACAACCGTGTCGAGCGGCTACGACGACTACGACCGTGACTCCATCCTGGAGCCAGACTCCGTGGAGGACCGTCGATTCCGTGACCCGTGGAACCTCACCGAGGTTCGTCAGTACGGACGCCCCGCTGGCGAGCTGGGCGGCGAGCTGCGTGCTCGCGCCCTGTCGGCCATCGAGAAGATGCCCGTGGCGAGCGACCGGATTCGTGCGCGCGCAACGGAGATCATCGAGCAGTTCGACAGCAAGGATGCTCGTCTGTCGCGGCACGTCCTGCTGACCTCGAAGCCCGCGTACGTGCGGGCCTGGTCGAAGCTGGCTCTGAACCGGCAGCACACGTTGACCGCCGAAGAGCAGCGCGCCCTTGCGGATGTGGAAGAGTACCGGGCGATGTCCCTCACGGACTCCGCTGGCGGGTATCTCGTTCCCTTCCAGCTCGATCCGACCCTGATCGTGACCAGCGCCGGTGTCCGCAACGACATCCGGCAGATCGCCCGTCAGGTGGTCGCCACCGGCGACGTGTGGAACGGCGTGTCGAGTGCCCATGTTTCGTGGTCGTTCGACGCGGAAGGCTCTCAGGTCAGCGATGATTCGCCGACCTTCGGGCAGCCGTCGATTCCGAACCACATGGCCCGAGGCTTCGTGCCGATCTCCATTGAGGCGTCGATGGATGAAGCCAACGTGGCCCAGGAAGTCGGTCGCCTGCTCGCGGGCGGCAAGACCGATCTGGAAGGTTCGGTGCTGATAACCGGCGACGGCTCCGGTAAGCCGACCGGCATTGTGACGGCCCTGGCGGCATCTTCGCCGTCCGTGGTCGTCCCGGCTGCAACTGATGACACCTTCGCCATTGGCGATGTCTACAAGTTGCAGGGCGCACTACCCGCTCGCTATCGGGCCAACGCATCCTGGCTGGCGAACAACTTGATCTACAACATCGTTCGCGGCTTCGATGACTACGGTGGCGGCTCGTTCTGGGCCGACATGAACGATGACCGTCCTGCCCGTCTGCTGGGTCGCCCGGCTCTCGAAGCCGAAGCGATGGACGGGACTATCGACACCACTGGCGCGGCGAACAACTACGCCATGATCTTCGGCGATTTCGAGAACTTCGTGATCACGGATCGCCTGGGCATGGCCGTCGAGTTCCTGCCGCATCTCGTGGGTGCCGATCACCGTCCGACCGGCCAACGTGGTTGGTTCGCCTACTACCGCATCGGTTCTGACTCCGTCAACGACGGCGCGTTCCGCATGCTGAACGTGGCGAGCGCCAGCTAGTCGGAAAGCTAGGGGCGGCAAGGGGTTCCGTACGCCTTTCCCCTTGCCGCCCCGCTTAATCCCGTTGGGAGACAAAACAAATGGCAGTGCTACGAGCGAAGACAGCGTTCTCCTACACCGACCGCAACGGGGTTTCCCGGCTGGTCAAGGTGGGGGACCTGTTGAACGACAACGATCCCGACGTTGCCAAGCGTCGTCACCTTTTCGTGCCCGTCGAGGAACACGTCGAGGTGGTCGAGCGGAGGCGCGTCGGCACACCCCTCATGGAAACCGCTACGGCAGAACCCTCTTCGCGTCGGTCACTGTCGCGGTCGAGAGGGCGCAAGGGCAGCGAGCCCGCCGAGCCGGTCGCTCCGGTGGTCCAGCCGGTGGTCGAGCCGGTGGCTGAGCCCGTTGCCGAGACCTCCACGGAAACGGAGTGACCGCAATGAAACTCGTCTACAACTCCAGTGTTGCCAAGGTCGCCTTGGCGTATGACACCATCGATTCGGACACGGACACCACTGGTGCAGTGCTCGACACCTACGACGGCGGAAACGCTTTCGCGGAAGTCGATTTCATCGTCACCACCGGCACCGTGACTGACGGCACCTACGAGTTTGCCATCACCGAGTGCGACACCGCTAATGGCGACTTCGACCCGGTTCCGGCGTATCGGATTCTGGGCACGGTGCCGACCGTGGGTGCATCCAACGACAATGCTCTGTACTACTTCGCTTGCCGCCCAACGAAGCGGTACGTGCAGCTCGTCGTCACGTCGGACCAAACGACTGACGGCGGCGCGATGGGTGCCGTGGCGCTGCTGAGCACGGGCAGCGTCAACCCGCCCGTTCGCTGAGGGGGATGACATGCCAGATCTCAACGCATCCGACGTGCAGACGTACACCAAAGGGAGGCTTGCCAGTTCGGACAATCTGACGACCGTGCTGCTCAAGGCTGCCCTGGCGGGTGCGCGGTCGGTTTGCGGCTGGCATGTCAACCCTGTCAAGGAGAACCACGTGCTGACACTTGACGGGTCGGGCAGTGAGCTTCTGCTGCTGCCCACCCTGAAAGTGGTTGAACTAAAAGCCGTTACCGAAGACGGCAAGTCACTCGATCTTGCGGATGTCATGCACTCTGCCGGTGGGCCGGTTCGGCTGCGCAAAGTCACTGGGCGGTGCTGGACTCCGAAGTACAGCGCAGTCACGGTCACGATGGACCACGGCTACGACGATGAGGCTGCTGCTGATTGGCGGCTGGCTGTGCTCGACGCGGTCGACCGATTCTCGGAAAGCATTGGGGCAACGGGGCTCAAGCGCTATCGGGTGGATGACGTCGACCGTGAATGGTTCAACAACCCTGACGCCTTCAACCGTCATCTGATCGCACCCTACAGGTTGATGCCATGACCGCTGGGGGACAGTCGGTCACGTTCGTCTCCGTGGGTACGGGGGCAACGGACGAGTGGGGCAATCAATTGAAATCGCAGTCCACCACAACGATCACGAACTGCCGTTTCCGGCCCGTGTCTGTGTCCGAGACCGTCGACTACACCGACAAGACGACGACCCTCTGGAAGCTCACGAAGATCCGGCCTATCGAGAGCCAGTTGCTCGACGCCAAGCCGAACGATCTTCTCTTGTGGGACAACAAGACTTTCGAGATCGACGGTGTCCCAAAGGTTTTCACTGACCATACCGGGTCGGTGTATAAGGTCACGGTGTTTGCCAAGCTTCAGCAACGGCACGTGGCCTGATCCTTTGCAAGGAAAGGAAATCCGATGAAGTACGAAGTGCTGCGACCGTGCGTGGTTCGCTCGCCGGATGGCAAGAGCGCCACGCACTACCGCAAGATGGGCACCGAGATCGACGCCAACCCGGCTGACGCTCGCCTGCTCGTGGAGAAGGGCTACCTCAAAGAGGTCAAGTCGCAAAGCGCGCCCGCTGCACCGGCAGAAAAGCCCAAGGACACCAAGTAGTTCCGCATGGGCTGGCGTGAAGACTTTGGCATCGAAGACGATTCGGACATCGTCAAAGCGGCCAAGGACGACATCGAGAACGGGCTGAACCAACAGATGGTCGAAGTGCGCGACTACTGGCGGTCCATCTCGCCCGAAGAGACGGGTGACTACAAGGACCAGTTCGTGTTCGGCAAGTTCGAGCTGGACGACGGGACGCCCGGTCGCCGTGTCGCCAACATGTCACGTCACGCTCACCTCGTTGAGTATGGGGCTGAGGATCAAGAGCCGCACTCGCCACGAGCCAAGACCGCCAATCACTTTGGCAACGAAGGGCGGTATCTGGCCGGTGGCAGCGGCCCCGCACCGGAGGCTTCGCTCTGATGGTCGATCTTCACCCGTATGTCGCACCAGATGGCCTTGAGGCGCTGAGGGTTTGGATAACCGGGTCGGCGTCGCTCACGGGAATCCCCGTGCGAGCCAATCGTCGTCCGGGCGACACGCTGCCATACATCATGCTCACCCGTCCCAGTACCGTGTCGGATCTGCTTACGGAGACTGGGGTTTACCGGGTGCATGCGTTCCATGAAGAGGGGAGCGGGCAGTCCGCGATGAAGCGGTCGTATGACCTTGCAACCCTTGTGAATCGACGCATCGCCGTTCTCAACCCGAGATACGGCGGCGGTCAGGTGCCGGTGACCGTCAACGGCGTGGATCTCTACGCGGATTCTGTTGACTTCAACGAGGGTCCGACGCGGGAGAAGTACACCGAAGACGGCTCGATTGAGCAGTACATCACCGACATCACCATCGCGTGGCGACTGCTCGCCGCGTAAAGCACACACAGTCAAAGTTGTTATGGCCCAGTCAGTATGGGCGATCCCTCACTGAAAGGTTAAAAAAATGGCTCTGCCTTCAACTGGCGGGACATACGACGAACTGTTCCGCCCTCAGCTCAACCCGCTGGCGATTCGGAAGGGTATCGTCACCGACGCCTTTGTCCGTGATTACCACCAGTCCGCTACCAGCCTTGCCGATCCCGCTGTGGGCCTTGGCGATGACGGCTACTTCAGCCCCTACGCTCAGGATGGCTACCCGCGTGATGATCTTCTGATCACCAGCGACTCAGCGAACCTCGGCTTCTGGCATCTCGGTCACCTGGGCGTGGACGGCATCAATTTCGATCCGCAGATGGACAGCGAAGAGGTGCCGACCGCCCAAACTCTGCGGCCCGCACGTGAAGATGTGATCCGCGAGGGCGAGATGTTCACCATTGTCTGCCTGGAGCAGACCCCCCTGGTTCGCTACCTGGTGAACGAGCTGCCGCTGGTCGACGTGCCCGATCTGGGGCAGGCGCATCTGACGATCCCGAAGCCGATGGAGGCCGGAATTGTTGAGCGCCAGTTCATCCTGTGGGGCTTCGACGGCGGTCATTTCTTCGCTCGCACCATCCCAAGGTGCTCGAAGGTGAAGGTCCGCGAATTCGCTTGGAAGCGTGAGGGTAAGGAGGGCACCGGCGTCACGCTGGACTTCAAGGTGTTGCCTTGCCCGTACGTCGGCAAGCCGGTGCTGGAGCACTACGAGGGTCCTGCCCACCGTGCTCTCGGCGGCTACGCGACCTTCCCGCCGCCCGCCCCGGTGGCGACGTCTGTCACGCCCGAGAAGGCAACCATCACCTTCGCGGAAGCCGTTGGGCCTGCTGACCCGTTCACCTACAAGGTCTACAAGATCAACTCCAGCACGGGGGAGCGCACCTTGGCGACCATCGACACCGGCTATCCGACGGTGGCGGGTGGCACGGTCACGATCCGGGTCACCGGCATCTCTGACGGTGTGGATTTCACCTTCGAGGTTGAGGCCACGGGTACCAACGGCCTGACCACGGTCTCGTTGGAGTCCAACGAGATCACCGGCGACGACGGCAACTGAGTTCGCCCCCAAGACGGCCCGTCAGGGTGGTTTGACTGTGTGCCACCCTGGCGGGTCCCAAAACACAGTCCACACAGTCACTTTCAAAGAACAGGACACAGTCAATGGCAGCCATCGACAAAAAGCGGGCACTCTCCATCCAAGAGGCGATGGAGCAGACCGCTGACTTCTTCGGCTTCGATCTGTGCGAGCGGATCGACGTGGGCGGTGAGATCTTCGAGATTTACTTCCGCGACCTGCTGGACCGCGACACGAACGCTCGCGTCGAAGCCGTCTATACGGAGTACGCCAAGTGCGACCGTGAAGAGATCACGCTCAGCGACGGCTCGACAGTGCCAGGGCCATACAAAGATCCGCGCACAAAGGACGGCAAAGAGTTCGACCTCGAATGGCGTCTGGCCGTCGCGCTGTGGGGTGAGGAAAAGGCAGAGCGTTTCGTCAAGGCCGGTGGGCCTCCCGGTCTGATCCTCATGGTGTGGTCCAAGCAGCGGACCCAGATCAACGAACGGATGAAGCGGGACCCCAAAAGTTTTAGAGGCGATTGATCGCTGGATCTGGTATCCACGTCAGATCGAACATGACCTAGAGGTCTACTACGGCAAGAGCATTGGCGACTGGATGAGCGGCAAGATGTCCAGTCGCCAATTGCTCGTGTATCTGGACGGCCTTGTGGCAGACGAACGGTCGCGCCACGGCTGGTATGCCCAGACCGTTCTCCGGGACTGGGAAGAGTTGAAGCAAAAGGCTGAAGAGCAGCACGAGCGCGAATGCCGTGCAGTCAACGAGGCAGCGATCCTGCACAAGCCGCTACGCATGGACGCAATCGTTGCACCAGAAGATCGTTGAGAGGTGGTGACGTTCAGTGCCGATTATGGTCGACCTTCTGCCGAAGGTTAACGAACGTGAATTCGAGCGCGCTGCCGATCAGATCAAAGACAAGTTCGCGGACGCGGGCCGCTCGTCGGGAACCAAGTTCTCTGAACAGCTTTCAGAGGCGATGGATCGGTCGAGCGGTTCGGTCGAGAAGTTGTCGGGCAAGGTTCGCAAGGTCAAGAGCGACATCGATGATGTCGGCAACGCTGCGAAGAAAACGCAGGATGAGCTTGGTGCCCTTACGAACTTCGCAATGGGCATGTTCGACGGCCTGGGCGGCAAGGCTGAAAAGTTCACCGGCATACTGGGTTCCGTTGGCAAAGGCGCGGGCGTCCTTGGGGCGCTCGCGCTTGTCGGCACTGTGGCCTATCAAGCGGGGCAACAGCTTTACCAGCTTGGCCAGGAATGGGACGACGTTGGCGACAGCATCGCCGCCAAGACTGGTGCCATCGGTGACGACCTCAACCGGCTGACTGACACCTTCAAATCCACGGTCAAGGAAATGGCCGTGCCTATGAGCGACTTTGGCGATGTGTTCGCCTCAGTCGCTCAGTCGTTCCATATCGACGGCGACGCGCTGAAGATCTTCTCGAAAAACATTGCGGACCTACAACAATTGACCGGCGAGAAGATCAACATTCGGCAGTTGTCGCGGACGTTCCGCGTGTTCGGTGTCGACGTCGAAGAGAACGGCGTTCAGACCCTCGACGCACTCGCGGAAGCATCTCGTGATACAGGCATTCCGTTCAACGAGCTGATCAGCAACCTGAACAAGGCTGGCCCCGCAGCCAAGCAGTTCAACATGGGCTTGGGTGAAACTGCTGGCCTGATATCGACTTTCGAGGAAGCTGGCATTGCGCCTGAGAAGACGGTTCAGTCCCTCACGTCGGCGCTGCGCAGGTTTGCCGATGAGGGTCGTGAGCCTCGGCAGGCGTTGGGCGAGACGATCACTGCCATTCAAACCTTGTCGCAGATCGGTGATGAGGCGGGCGCTGCCGACCTCGCATCGAAATACTTTGGCCGGGACTTCATTCCGTTCCTGGAGGCGATCAAGACCGGCGTCGTTGACGTTCAGGCCCTCAACGATGCGATAGGCAACACCGGCCCCACCATTCAGGAGCTGCGCGAGGAAACGTCTGGCGTCCAAGAGGAATGGCAAAAGCTCGTTAACACAGTCAAAGTCGAGTTCGCGCCCGCTGCTGAGGCGGTCTTCCGCAGTGTGAACAGTTTCCTTGAGGAGACGATTGAGCTACTCAAGGCGATCACCGAGCGCAAATGGACTGTGGTGCTTGACATCATCTCGCCAGGGCTGGGCGGGGTGGTCGAGGATATCGGCAATGCGCTGGGTCAGGGTGTTGATCCTGATCGCCACCCCGAACTGCCATATGGCTGGCCTGGCACCGGGACTCCCAACGCTCAGGCCCGCGCTCGTGCTGGCACCCGTGAATCGGGTGGCCTCCCAACGCCGGGCACCATCAACGGCATCCCCGTCGATCAGGCACGGGCACCCGCTGGCACCCGTGAATCGGGCGGTCTGCCGAAAGACATGCAGGCCCAGGGATTCTCGAACAACGTGCAGGCCGGAAAGGTCAGCTGGCAGGTGCTCGACGCCATCGCGGCGAAGCACGGCGTCAAGGTCGGCTCGACCAACCGTCCTAACTCTGGCACCAGCTACCACAACGGTGGCCGCGCGACCGACTACAACGGCAGCCCGAAGGCGTTGCGCGCCTTCGCCGAAGAGGTCTCTGCCCTGTACGGCCCGCAACTGGCCGAGCTGATCTTCGACCAGAAGGGCTGGGCGGGAAACGTGAAGAACGGCCAAAACACTGGCCCGTTCGGCAATGTCTACACGATGCAACAGGCGGGTCGCCACGACGACCACGTTCACATCGCCATCAACGCTCCGCGCTTCGCGCAGGGCGGTGCCGTCGACAACATTCCGGCCTGGCTCACCGCTGGCGAGCACGTGCTCACCGTCGAGGATGTTCAAGCGATGGGTGGTCAACAGGCCGTCTACGAGTTCCGGCGTCGGCTGCACGGCTACGAGGGCGGCGGCGAGGTCGACAATCGCTGGAAGTACGACCCCAGCAAGGGGCAACTGCCAGCGCCGTTCGATGTGCCTCCCGGCTGGGACATGCGGTTTCCGTTGCCTAAGAAGAGCAATCCCAACGACCCGTTTTATTGGATGCGGGACATGGGCATCGTCGGCACGATGGGTGAAGGAAACTTTCATCCGGGCATGGTGCTCGACACCAGCACGACCACATACACTCCCGCAGCGCCGTTCTGGCAGCACGGACCAGATTCGTTGAGGTACAGCGAGATTCTGGACATTGGCACCAACCATCATCCGAAGGCACCGAACTGGGTGTGGGAGCGCTACAGGCCGCGCGGCCCCTGGCTGGGCGATGACCCGATGTACGACGCACTGACGAAGAACCGGCCCAAGGGCAAGCGGTTCGGCGGCGCTGTGCAGCGCTTCCAGACTGGCGGCGCGGTGGGCAACGTGCCCGACCTGTTCAAGGGTGAGCCGAACTTCAAAGATCCGCTGTTGCGGTCCTTCACATCCGGCCTGGCCGGTTCAGGCGGCTGGGCCGGTATGGTCGGCAACTTCGTTGAGATGGGCCTCGACATGGCGGCGGCTGAGCAGGCCATGCGGCTGGGTCTGGGCATGCCTGGCGACGACCCTGGCCGCTCCGAGCACATGGGCTCAGGTGCCGCTCCCGGCCCCTCTGGGCGCTCTCCAGCGACTATGGGCGGGGGAGGCTTCCAAGGTCTCGGTGGCGCGCCTCTGGCGGCTGCACAGGGCGCGGCAAGCTCGCTCGACATGCTCGCGCCCGGATCGGGTCAGGCTGCGCAGGTCGGCATCCAGCTCGCCAACCGGGCCGCTGCGTTCGGCGGTCAGGCCATCGGTATCGGCATCAACGGCGTGGTGGAGACCTTGCTGCCCAATGGCTCACCCTTGGGTGACCCGTCCCGCAACTGGCTGGGTCGACTTGCGCAGGGCGTCTCGGGTGCCCGACCGGCTGCGCCGCCCGACGCTGGGCAACAGACAGTTCCGATGGAGACGATGGATCGCAGCGCCGAGACGACACATGGCCGTGGCGCAAACCCTGGTCCTGGCAACTTCCCTGGCGCTCCGCTCATTGGCACGATGAACGTGACCAGCCCGTCTGACAGCCAGGCGATTGCGCGGGATATCAACCGGCAGATCAACGCCCACGGCGCGGGGAGTGGTTACTGATGAAGTTCTATCCACCTGGACCCGTAACCCGTTACGGTATACAGCTTTTGAAAGAGGGCATGGAGCCGCTGATCATCTATACCAGCGGCGACGGCTCTATCCAGTGGGCGATCAACGGCGGTTTGGCCCCGTACCCCAATGTCCAAGAGGGAGCGTTTCTTCAGGACGGGGTCGCGGGGTTCCATCCGTCGTTTTCGTTCGTTGAGGCGAAGGGTGCTCGTCAGGCTGGCGTGACGACACAGGCCACCGTCTACGACCCGGCAGAGTTCGACCTGCCAATGGAATTCACGGTCCCCGCCGACTCGTCCGATCCCGTCGCGGCGGGCAAGGCGATTGCTCGTGTGATCCGCGATTGGATCTCATCGTGGGACCCGGACGAGCCGGGGAAGCTCGAAGTGATCACCCCCGACATGGGTCGGTGGTGGTGCCATCCGCGCCTGTTCCGTTCGCCGCCCGAGCGCCAATTCCGTGCCCAGGCAAGGCGTTTGCGGCAGTCATACACCTGGACGGCCCGCAACGACGCGGCGTTCTGGCGCTCAACGGATTCCGTGTCTGAGTTCAAGTTCAAGTTCTCGTTCGCGTCCGACAACTTCCGCCGAGAGGACGAGACCGGCCTTGGGCCGCAATGGGCTCAGACGTATGACCCAGCCGACGGCGGCGGCACGTGCGGCACGGACGGCAAGTACGCCCGATGGTTCCCGGAGGGGAACGAAGATCGGGAGGTCCGCAACCGATTCCTCGGCGTCAACGAGGTGCAGACGGTCGAGATCGACGGCGAATTCGACGGTGGTACTTGGACATACACGGTCAACGGCCAGACGACGTCGGGCATGGCACCCGACATCGATGCTGAAGGTTTCCAACAGGCCATCGAGGCTCTGTCTGGTGTCTCAGAGGGTGACGTGCTAGTTGAGGGCGCGGCGGGTGGCCCGTTCAAGGTGACGTTCCTGAACAACCTTGGCTTCCAGAACATTACGACATCGGCATCTGGTGCCAGCTTGACGCCAGATGGAACCGCGTCGAGCGTGAAGGTGGCGACTGCCGTCGAGGGCACAAGCGCCGAAACGGAAACCGACATGCAGGTGGTGACGCTGAAGATCGGCGAAGCCTTCCAGTGGCCGTTCCCCGAGCTTGGCGCGCTTGACATCTGGTGCCGTTTGAACGACGACGACGAAGACCCGACCGGCGTCCGGTTCAGGATCTTTCGCCATTGGGTTACCTTGTCCCGCTTTGAAGAGGGCGTTGAGACGGTGATCTTGCAGCGGCCCTTGCTGTTCCCCCCGTTGTGGTTCGAGGACTGGACCGTTGTCGCGGGCGTCAACGGCAATGCGCGCCGATTCAAGCTGTTCCGTGGCAAGAGCAACTTTCTGGTCCTCGACTGGATCGACCGCAACGAGGTGACCCCGATGGGTGAGGGATATCGCGGGTCCGCCTGGGGGATGAAGGTGTGCCCCAGTCCCTTGCTCGGGCTGCAATGGGTTCCGCCGAGCGTCGAAGAATTCTCCGTAGGTGTCAACGCAACCCAGACCCAGAGCGGCCACGTCTATCTGACCAACTTCGGTGATCAGAAGGGCTATCACAGGTTCCTCGCATATGGCCCTGGCACTTTCAGGCTTGGCAATGTGGGGACGAACAACTACATCGAGTTCGGTCCACTGCTCGACGGCCAGATTGCTCTTCTGCCAACGCATCCCAGGCTGCGTGGGGTGGTCGACCTGACGCCTGATCAGCCAGAGCAGGAACTCACGATATTCCAAGACTTTGTCAAACGGTTGATCAACCTTGCGGTGAGCAACAATACGCCACCCCTTCTGGAGTGGTTTGAATCGCTGCTGGGCATCCGGCCCCCGCAGGGCGAGCTGTACCACCTGCTCAAGGGCCGCTTCACAGGGCACATCCCGCCGAAGCCTGCCGGTGATGCGCCGACCACGGTCAAGATTCCGGTCGAGATCGTGGATGGCAATGCCGACTCGAAGATCATTGCGGCCCTTACGCCCTTGCGCAGATGGCCGCTGTAGGAGCCTGACATGCCAAGAGTGCAGTTCGCCAATCCCGCTGACCTAGAACGACTTCTGAAGTCCGACGCGCGTACAGCGATCTCCGCTGCCGACATGATGGCGGCAGCGGAACTTGCTGCGCCAACAGACATTCAGGTCACCATCTACGACAAGTTCTACCGGGAGCGCGGCGCGGTCGGTGACTACATCGAGGCGCAGGTCGCGTTCCCCCGTCACCTCGTGGAAACGGGGCAGCTCACCCTCAAGGGTGAAGATCCGCTTTGTGAGGCCGTTCTGAAGTGCCACGACGAGGTTGTGCCGATCACAGTGGAGATTGGGCACCTGCTGTGGTCGGGCCGCGTCAAGGTTGCCAAGGATCGTTTCGGGTTCCCCAATGAGCCTGATGTGGTGGTCTGCGACCTTGAGGGCGACCGTGCTTGGTTGATGAAAATCCTTGCCTGGCCGAACTTCCTGCTGCCGATTCAGGTCCAGTTCCCGCCGCGCGGTGTGGCTATCGGCAACGCGGTCACAGTGTGCAAGTGGCTCATCGCAACTCAGGCTTTCCGGTTGCAATCTGGCATCTGGGATCTGGTGAACAACCTTGGCAGCCTGAACCTCGACTGGCGCTCATGGATCGGCACCCTGCTCATGCAGGACGTTCTCGGCCCGGACGGCAGGTTCGACCTGTCGGATGTCATGCGGATGCTGCGCACGCCAATCTATGTGCGGCAGAGGCCACTTGACGCTCTGTTCGATACGTCGCCGCTGATCTCGGTCAACTGGCGCATGGACAAGCTCTACGAGGTCATCGATCAGATCGTCAAAGACAATGGCCTGGTCGTGGAAGCCAAGTTGTGGCGTCCGGGCGATCCGCAGCCCGACGAGGACATGCTGTTCCCACTCACAGTGCCTACCATTGTGATTGACGTCAAAGACAGACTTGGTATCGTCGGCCCGACACACACGTTCCTCGACGGCATCCTTCGCGCGGCAATCGATTTGCAAGACAGCATTTTTGGCGAGATCACGAAGCCGTTCCTCAACCCGAACGGCGAGCCCGCGCCGGAAGGCTTCAACATAGCCCCGGTGCTCGGCCTGCACTGGATCGAGCCGTGGGCTCTGTTCAACTGTGATCACCCCGAATCCGCTTGCTGGGGCGAGATTTCGCATCACCACCCCCTAGCATGGCGAACGGTTGTGGGCGGAAAGAGCCCCAAGTGGATGAACGACTTGATGAATGCTCTTTGGTCGTGGCTGCTGGACAGTCTCATGATCATTGTCGGCTTCACTGGTCTACCAAGCACTTTGCTCGACGGGTTGTTCAACGACGTGCTGCTGGCATTCCAGTTGGCAGACAACATGACCCGAAGAATCAAGGCGGGACCATACGCCTACCCGGAATGGTTCGCGCCTACTCAGCATGCTCCGTACAACATCGATGCGGTCTTCGCCCTGAAGCGCGAGCAATGGAACACTCGCGGATACGTAAGCGCCATAGTGCATTTCGACAATGGTTACCCGTACGAATTAGGGCGCGATCTGTTCCCAGGTTCGCTTGCGTCAGTGATCAAGCGCGGCAAGGTCTACACCGACTTTGTCGAGAACATCGTCGTCACCGACAACCGAGAGACGTTGTTGGTGCAGTGTCAGATTGGTGACGGCAAGGCCGAAGAGCCTGCTGAGGTCAAGACATACCGGAACTTCGTGAAGTTCCAAGAGGCTTTGAACGCGCTCATGTTGAGCAATACGTAAGGGAGTTTCACTGTGGGCGTTTCGATTAACGGTGACAACATCACGATCACCAATGCGACCATCGACATCATCAACGGCAACAACCCGGAGTCTGGTGTCGTCTACATCGTGATCACCCCGGAGGGCGGCGTCGGTGTACTTCCGTTCATGGCTCAGGGAGATCCAGGCCAGCCAACGCTTTTTCCGGTGATCGAGCTTGAGCAGGTGCCGCATGGCGATCCACTGCCGACACCCAACCCGGAGAAGACACTGCTTGACCCCGGTGGCCCTGGTCAGCCCGCCAAGTATGCGCTGAAGTTCTACCTGAACGCTGGCGCAGACGGCCAGCCAGGGGTCTTCAACATCAGTGGCGCGGCTGATCTTTCGGCCACGCCGGGTGCGGGGCACGACAAGTTCGTGCTCGAATATCGGCACTCGGATGGCAAGTGGGTGCCGTCCGCGCAGCGGATCTCGACCTACTACGCATCCGGCACTATCAACGCGACGGCGTACGGGAACACCAATCCCCGTCAGCTCAGCTCGATTTCGGTACCGGCCATGCCGTGGAACTGGCGACCCATCGTGTTCGCGGCGACGACGGTGACCGGGACGGACGGCGACAGTCCGACGCGAGTGGATCTTATTGCGCGGCTTGGCAATGCCGATTCCGGCGATGTTCTGGGCTACGGTCGCGGCGTGATCGGTGCCAACACCATTGGGGTGCAGACGGTTATCATTCCGAACTTCGCCGCCAATCAGGCTGTGCCTGGCTCGTATGGTCGTGTTGCATCAGGCGCGGCAGCGGACATCTATCTTCGTGCCGAGCAAGTGAATCCGACGACCAGCTCGTGGTCGACGCCCGCGTCCCCTGACACCTCGTTCGGTGTTCTGGTCCTGCCTGTGTCATGAATCCGCTCGATTCTGAATCCTGGCCCGCAGACCCGTCGATGCCGTCCTCGGCACCGTACGGGTATGTCACACCGAACCTGCCTGGCCTCCCGCAGGCTCGACCGCTCGTCTCGGCGCAAGAGATCGCGGCGCAACGGAAGCGCTTCTATGAGCTGCTGATCCGTGAGCTGGTCCGCGCGCTGACCGGGTTCTTCAACCCGAACTCTGGGTCTGCGTTCGATCAGCTTCGCAACTGGGCCTTGACGAACGGCGGGCAGGCTCTTCGGGATGCGTTGACTGGCATAGTCAACTCGACGCCGACCGATCTGGACAACTGGCTGTTGAGCTTGGTCACCAGCAACTCGCCGCTCGACGCGGCCAAGCTGATCGGCCAGATTGGGCAACATCTGTTGACCCGCATCGGGATTGGCGCGCTCGTTCAAGAGCCGACCAACGTCTTCCCTGACGGCTCGTTCCCGCAGGGCTCCATCCCGCCCAACGGGATCTGGACGATTGACACAGCGGCGTCGCGGACCACCGATGGCACTGGTGCCGCGAAGGTGATCTTCAACGGCACAAGCAAACTGATCGGCACCGGCCAGAACAAGCGCGAGTTCATCGCGGTCACCGCGAATCAGAAGATCAACGTGAAAACCTATATGCGGCACGAGAACTTCAACGCCGTTGGTTCAGACGTTGTATCCCTCATACTCGTACCTCGGCACACCGATGGAACTGTCGGTGAGCCAGTGGTTCTCGACACTTACACGCCCTCCACACCGAACGTTGACTGGCCCGGCCATGAGCTAGGCGGTCAGTACACGGTGCCGGAGGGCGTTGACGGCGTTCAGGGCCGAATCTCAATCAGCTCTGGCGCTTTGAGTGGCACCGGGTACTTCGATGACTTCACCGGCCAGCTCGTGTCCCAGATCCAGATGAGCTGGGTGGAAGGTCTCATCGGTGAGATCGATGAGGCACGCGACCGCTGGCAGGCTCTCATCGACACCATCCGCAACACGGTCGGCCACATCTTCGAGTTCGGCGCGAACCTTGAGCAGCTTGCGGAAGCCCTCACCCAGATCTCGTTCCTGAACATCCTTGGCATTGGTGGCCCCGGAAACATCGGTGGCACAGTGCAGGCCATCATCGACGCCGCCGTGGGTGGCGCGGTTGGCCTGTTAGGCAACGGCGCGAGCCTGCCCGATCTGTTCAACATGATCTTCCAAGTCAGCTCCAATTCCGCTCTGGGAGCTTTCGTTTGGGACCTGTTCAACTTCCGCAACAACGAGCCGGTCGACGGCGGTCTGATGCCCAACGAGATTGGGAATATCAGTATGCCGCAGATCAACCAACTGTTCCCGGTCACGCAGGACGCCTCGATTGCGGCCACGTTCCGCATGAAGCGATCCTCACCGCTGGGTGTCGTGTCCTGGCTGGGTTACGGCACAGACGAGATGACGGCGTTCTACGTCAACGTGTGGAAGGACGCGGGCGACCACTGGGAGCTGGTGCATTCGTCGCCAAACATCCTGGCAGAGATAACACCTGGCATATCTCCGCAGTGGCAGTTCTATTTCCTTGACGACCCGGTTTCGCGCGAGATGGGTGAGGTGTTCGCTCACGAATTGGTGCCCGTTGGTGGGACGCACTACGTTCTCGGACATCAGTTGGCCGCAGCGATTCCCAATCACCCGTTCTCGTCAGTCGAGGGGCTTGGGTTCAAGCGGGACAACACAACTGACCCTGACGACCCGCCGAGCACCGTCTCGAAGTCGAATGTCACGTACTCGTCAGAGATCCCGTATATCACGACGGCGGTCGACACCGGCGATCAAGAGATCGACCATGAGCCAGTTGTCTTGTACTTCAACGAGACAACCACCATCCCCAGGCCCCGGTGGGCGCACTATGTCGACGTGATCCCGGTCGGCGCTGGAGGCGCTGGCTCGCCAAGCATCTTGGGCCTGTTCGGCGAACCGGGTCGGAAGGGTTCGGTCAACCCGACGACATGGATCTACACGATTCACTTCGATGACTCGGTCACCACGATCAGCTTCACGCGTGGCAACGGCGGCACTCCGGGGCTGGTGTCTGGCGGCTCTGGTGGCTCAACGACGTTCTCGATTCCTGGGCACACTCAGACGGCTTCGGGCGGTGCGGGTGGCGATACGCCGCAACTACTTCCGTCGCCCGGTGTCGGTCCCGGCGAGATCCAGTACAACACTAGATCCTTTGTCGCGGGCGGAAACCAAGAGGTGCCTGGCAGTTCCGGCGTTGCGCCCGGTGGCCCCGGCACGGGCGGTAGCCTGCTGCGGCCAGGCGGCGGGCCTGGCGCGCCGGGCGGCGGTTGGATCGTGTTGAGGCAGCACGCATTGCCTGGCGAGCCCGAGGTGGGCGACCCCGTCGACCCGGCTATGGGTATTCAGCACGAGGGCATCGCCAGCCGTCGTGCGACGGGAGACACGACTGTGTTTGAGGACGGCCTACTCGATCCGGCGCTTGCCGAGCAGGTCGAGCAGATTATGATCGCTTCGAGGGCGGCAACGGGTGTGCCTGGCATGGTGCTCGTATTGCGCGGTCCAGCTGGGTATTTCGAGAAGGCGATTGGCTTCAGAGCGAAGAACAGCTCTGCGCCGATGACGGTTGGCACACACTTCCGTGGCGGCAGCACCACGAAACACTTTGTGGCATGCGCTATTCTGAGGGCATACGATGCGGGTCTGCTGGACCTCAACGACACCATTGACCAGTACGCCACGTCGACCTACCCGCTCAACGAGATTCCCAACAGCAACAAGGTCACCATCCGCAACCTGATGCAAATGCGTTCTGGCCTCTATGATCCGCACAAGGATCTTCTGACCATCATCAGCATTGCCCTCTTCCCGTCGCAGAACTACACGATGAAACAGGCGTTCAACACGATCAAGAGCGGCGCGATACAGGCCGAGCCAGACACAGTGTTCGACTACAACAATGGCAACTACTTCATCCTGGGCATGATCCTGGAGGCCGTCTATCCGGGCCGCACCTGCCGTCAGATCATCACAGAGGATTTCCTTGTGCCCCTCGGCATGACCGAGTCCGAGTGGCCGACTACGACGGCGCTGCGCGAACCGTATGCACGAGGCTACGGCGGTCTGCTCTTCGATGACGTGACGTCCCTCAACCCTGGGTTCCTGGGACCTGCTGGTGCCCTTGCGTTTACGTCGCCAGACCTTCAGAAGTGGGGTCACGCTGTGATGCACAACGAGGTCGGGCTGGAGCCCGAGACCTGGGAGCTGTGGCACACCGCCATGGTTGAGTACCCGAACGGGGCTACCTGGAGCCTCGGCCCGCCGACGTTCCGGTACGGCTTAGGCCAGATCAACGTCGGCTCGTTCTACGGCCACGACGGCTCTCAGCCTGGGTATGGCACGGTCATGTGCTACAGCCCCGAATACGGCGCAGTGGCGACAGGGTTCGAGAACACGCAGACGCCCAATCTCGCAGTGCTGACACAGGTTTTCGTCGCGGCGATGAACCTGATTTATCCGGGCTCGATGAAGCCGGTCGCCAAAGATATTGAGCCAGAAGGTATTGAGCCACGACGCGCCTTCGGCAAGACCAAGATGTTCGTCTACCACGAGCCTGGCGACGAAGACGGCAACACTGGAATTCCGATCAAGATCCCGTTCTATCTGTAAAGGGACGCAAGATGACTGAGCCTCTACCTATCGACTTCGAAGACGGCATCGGCATGAAGGCCGACGCTGCGTATCTGAATCTGGTGGGCACCAAAGTGAATGCCTTGGTCGACGCAAGGCCGATAACAGGGACTTACGTCGAGCGGCCTGCTGCGGGCGAGACTGGACGTGTCTTCTACGCAACAGATCTCGGCACCGTCTATCTGGACGACGGCGCAGAGTGGGTGCTGGTACTTGCCACCAGTACCCCGCCCTGGGTGAGACCGCCGACGACTGGCTGGGACACCACCACCATGCATGCTGCAACGGTCGGTGCCGACCGTGACGGGCGGCTTATGACCTTGCCAGGCAGCGACACTAGTCCCAACGCGGGCCGTGTGGAGTTCAGAACGCTCTCTCCCGCAATGGAGTATGTGTTCACCGTGTACCTGGAGTTTGCGTACTACGACCTCGGCGGCAGCCCGTACGGCGGCATGTTTCTGCGCAACAGCACTTCCGGTAACACGATGTTCTTCGGGTGGCAGTTCAACACGGGCGGCGGCTCGCCGCTCTACATCGCCCGTGGCACGCCCACCAACATGGTTTCCGTTGTGGTGCATCAGCAATCACTCATGCGCATGCCCGAGTCGCCGCGCTGGATGCGGATCGTGGACAACGGAACGCACCGCCAGTATTACGTCTCGTTCAACGGGATCGATTGGGTGTTCTGCTTTTCCGAGACTCGCACGACCCACATCACCGCCGATCAAGTCGGCTGGGGCGGTACGAACTCATCGAGCAATAATACGGCGCTGCTGCGACTGCGCCACTTCAACGTCGAGGCACTGTAGGAGCATACGATGAGCGATCTGTATGATGCTGGCGTAGAAGCGTTTTTGAGCGGCAACCTCAGCTGGACCACCGATGAGATCCGCGCCCTGCTGATCGATGTCGCTGACTACACGGTCGATCTGAACGGTGACCGGGTTCTCGATGACATCCCAGCGGGTGCCATTGTGGCAGTGAGCGATCCGCTGACCGGCAAGTCGGCCACTGATGGCGCGGCGGATTGCGCCGACTATAAGTTTGAAGAGGTGTCAGGCGACCCGTGTGAGGCCGTCGTCTACTACCACCACACGGGCAATGCTGAAACGTCGACTCTCATTGCCTACTTCGATGATTCGTTCGGGCTGCCAGTTACCCCCAACGGCGGCGACATCAACGTGAAGATCGACCACAACGGCCCGAACAAGCTCTTCCACCTCTGACGAAAGCACAGTCAAATGGCTCTCACCGCAGATCAATTCGACATCAACGCTCGCATAGTTGAGGGCGCGGCGGCGGCTGTTCGTGCCCGAGCCACCGAGCACAAGCCGTTCGGTCAAACGTCACCGGAAAACCACCCGTACACCTACTACTGGGTGCTGGGCTACAACAAGGCGGTTGACACGATGGTTGGCGACCCCGGCGATGATGGCGGCGAAGCGTGAGCTGGTGGGTCGAGCAGGGTCTAGACCCTGCCGGTGTTGTACTGGAACTCATTCCCGGCCAAGGTGATTTCACTATTACGGGGAATGTTCACCTTCAAGCGCCAGGTGTCCAGCTTGAGCTAACGCCTGGCCGTGCGGGGCTGACTCAGACGGTCAGCCCCGCTGGCGTCGTGCTTGAGTTGTCCCCCGGCACAGCGGAAGTCGAAGTGACATCGTTCGTCGCTATCGAAGCTGCGGGTGTCGATCTGGAGCTGACACCCGGCACTGCGGATGTCGAACTCACCCAGAACGTTTACCTCGACGCACCTGCTGCCGAGCTGGAGCTGACAGCCGGTCGCGGACATCTTGAACTCGCGGTACAGGCTGCCGAAGCCGCGCTCGAATTGATCTGTGGCACAGCTGAGGTCGAGGTTGTCAACGTTGCACCGCCAGAGATTCTGTATATAAGCCGTCGAGGCACCAGCTACGGCAACACAACCGGCAACGCGATCAACGCCAGCCCCGATCTGCCCGACGACATCCAAGCCGGGGACCGTGTCATCGCATTCATTCACAGCACCAATCTGTTTGGCACCAACATGCCCCCGTCAGGCTGGTCCCAGCTGGACGAGCTGGAGGATGTTGCGGGCCAGTCAGGTTACCGGATGTCGGTGGCCTATCGGGACTACGACGGGGTTTGGACGAAGCCGACATGGGTCATTGCTGCGGGCGGGTCCGACAACTCTGCGGTGATCTATCAGGTTGTGTTGCGCCGCAAAGAGGGTGAAGCCGCCGACTGGGCCAAGCCGACATACACCAGCATGGGCCTTGACAACTCGCTTAACACCTCGTTCAACGTATCGTCGCCAGAGCCGTTCACCACCCATCAGAACGGGCGCATCCTTGTCGCCAGCCAGTGTGAAGATCCCGGCCTCAACATCACGGGTGCCACAAAGGGCGGCGTGGATCTTGAGCTGGTCGCCACCGGGCAGACGGGCACCACAACGGGTACCGACATCGGCGCGGCCATGTCGACCTTCAAGGACCCCAACCCTGGTACGGGAACGATGGCCGTCACTGGCACCCACACACTCAGCCACCGTGGCGCGGCAATGTTCTTCGAGCAGAAGGCGCTTCGCCACGTCGAGCAGTACGTCGAGTACATCGACGGTGCCACGGCCAACAGCACCAGCGTTACGATCCCGTCGCACGAAGAGGGAGACCTGTTGGTGCTCTTCGTGTACCGCTCCAACACGACGGCAGCCACCAAGCCGACAGCGGGTGGAACGGTACCTGACTGGCAGGTGGCCGATACGAGCAGCGGGTCTAGCGCGTCACTGATCGTGGCGTATGCGTTTGCTGAAAGCTCAAGTACCACAACGGGCACCTGGACCAACGCGACGACGATGGCGGTGTGCGTTCTGCGTGGTGCGGACGCCGAGAATCCGATTGGCAGCCTTTCTACGTTCGGCGAAAACCAAGGCATACGAACACGATTGCCAGGCATCACCGTAGAGGACGACACGGGCAGGTCGATGATCATTAACTTCACCTGCCGAACCAACTCGTCCACGGAAGTTGTTGGCGCAGCGCCGCAAGAGTGGGTGACCCAAGAGTCTGGGTCGCGGTGCTTTGTGCTCACAAAGAGGAACACGCTGGAGTGTCCGCAGACCTACGTCAACTTCGGCGCGACCGGCTCGTTTGCCAACAACAACTACCGCACAGTGACTTTGGAACTGAAGGGCGTACCGGCTGGCCCGCCACGGATCAACCTCGACGCTCAGCCTTGCCATATCACGCTGGAGCCTGGCACGGCAGAGGTGTTCGTTACCGACCACAAGATGCTCGCACCTGTCGGTGCCTCACTGGAACTGGTGCCTGGCCTGGCTGCGGTCAGCATCGAGCAGCCGGGCGCAACGTACATCGATGCACCTGGTGCGTCCATCGAATTGACTCCCGGCACAGCGGAAGTGGACATCCTCTCGCCCAACGTTGTGCTCGTCGGCACCAACGAGGCGACCGGCAACAGCATCACGATCCCCACCCATCAAGCAGGCGACACTATCGTGATCTTCGCCTTCGAGGATTTCGGGGCGACGCTGCCCACTATGCCGAGCGCGGGTGGCACTGTGCCACAGTGGAATCCGATCGAAGCGAAGCCAGGCACGTTCTGCGCCATGCATGTTGCCTGGTGCATTGCGACCGATGGCAGCACCACATCAGGCACCTGGACCAACGCCGACAAGATGCAGGTCGCTGTTCTTCGGAATGCGAACCCGGCCAACCCGATTGGTGGACACGACATCGTAGAGGTCAACACAGGTTCGTACATTGACATGCCAAGCATCACACTAGAGGTGGACGACGGATCATCCCAGATCCTCTACGTGCCAATCCGTGCCGGTGCCTGCACATGGGACACAACGCCCTCCGGCTATACGTTGCATGAGCAGACGACGACCAACCCGGCTGGCGCGATTCTGACGAAAGACGACACCACCACAGACGGGTCGCTGCGCTGGAACACAAACCTCACATCAGGTTTGGGCCAGGCTATCGGTGCCACCATCGAGGTCAGGAAAGACCCGACGCCGGTCAAGCTCATCGACTCGGTCTACGCGGCGTCGACGTCGGCAACGATCCCGGCCCACAAGGCTGGGGACATCATCGTCGTGTGGGCCTATCGATCTGGCTCTTCTACGCCGCCGACCAAGCCGTCAGCCAGCGGCACGGTGCCGAACTGGATTGACATCGACTCGGCGGGCGGCGAGTTTCCCGCGTCAAACTCGTGCCGCACAGCGTATTGCGTGGCAACAACGTCGAACACCACGACGGGCACCTGGACCAACGCAAGTCACCTGATCGTCGCCGTGCTGCGCTGCCAGGGTGGCGCTGTCATTGGGGGCCACGATGTTTGGTTCGACAACCACGCAACAGAGACGGTCGCACCAGCGGTGTCGATGACCCAAACCGATGGCACGTCGGCTCTGCTGCACTTCGTTGGACGTGCTGGTTCCGTGTCGAGCTGGACAGTACCGGCAGGCTACACGAAACACGAAGAGAGCCAATGTCTGTTCGCAACCAAGGATGTCACCACATCAGACGGGTCCCTCACCGCAGTAACAAACTCGGTGGGCCAAACCCGTTTCGCCGCTGCGACTGTCGAGATCATTGCCCACTGAACCTGATGCAAATGCATCACCTACCAAAGGAGAACAATCATGACCGCTGGACCGTGGACTCCCACCAACGCCACGCTCACCAAGATCCTGAATGGCACCTTCGACTGGGACAGTGACACTTTCAAGGTGGCACTGCTGCTGTCCACGTCAAACATCAGCACCAGCTCGACGGCGTTCTCGGGTGTATCCAACGAGCATTCGAACGGGAACGGCTACACAACTGGCGGCGAGACTGTCGCGTTCACCCTGACCGGGACGACCAGTGTCACAGTGCATTTCACGTCCAACCCAGAATGGGAGGCTGACGGCGGCGACATCGTGGCCCGCTATGCCTGCATCTATGAGGACGGCGGCGACGTGGCGTTCTTCATGGAGCTGGACGACTCGCCAGCCGACGTGACAGTGACGGACGGAAACCTTCTGGTGCTTCGCAATTCGACCGGCGACGCCAGCCCCGTCTTCACCCTGTCGGTTGCTTCGTAAGGGGTAGCAATGGGTTTCAGGACGATCAACGGGCGTGCCTACTCTGAGAACGGCTGGCGGTTCTGTGACGCCAACGAGTGCGACACGGGCGTGGTGCCGGGAACCACTCTGCGGCTGCCTATTCGGCGTGGCATCGCTAACATCATCCTCAAAGGTTGGTGCGCCTACTTCCACCGTCACATCGAGTCGCTGAACAACCATCGCGGCTTCACCGACGAAGGCGCTTGGACCGCAACAAACTCCGTGTCGACGTCGAACCACCTCGCGGGCACAGCTGTCGACCTGAACTGGGATTCGCACCCGGTGAACGTGTCGCGGTACCAAGGGTTCTCAGCGAGCGAGATCAACGCCGTGCGCCACGGCCAGGATCTCTTTGAGGGAACGATCTTCTGGGGTGCCGACTGGAACTCCCCGTTGGACCCCATGCACTTCCAGCTCCGCTACCCGGAGGGGGATGCGCGCAACGCAGCCTTCGCCACGAAGCTGTCGAACGGCTACCTGGGGATCTGGACTGACGGTGCGCCAGCGATACCTGAACCTGTCGATGGGCCGCGTCTGCTTCAGCGTGGCGTGTCGGGCGACGATGTCGCACGGTTGCAGGACGGTCTCAACAAGGTGTTCAATAGCTACGGCAAGCCGCTCGACGTGGACGGCGACTTTGGCCCGCTGACTGAGGCTGTCGTCAAAGAGTTCCAGCTCCGGTCGGGCCTGCTCGTGGACGGGATCGTTGGTCCCGCAACGCGTGCCGAGCTGCTGAAGTACGGGATCAACCCGGAGGGTGGCGCTGCGCCGAAGCCACCGGCCCAGCCTGCGCCACCCAAGGCGAAGTCGTTCCCCAAGGACTACAGCGACCGCGAGCTTCTGGAATATGTAGCCGCCCAGCTTGGTCCGAAGCAAGCGGCATGGCCCGAGTCAAGCTCGTTGGGCCGCAACGATAAAGGCGAAGAACTCACCTTGCGTGACGGGCTCGCCGAGCTGAAGCGCAAGATCGAGGGATAGGGGGCCGACCAAATGGCACTCCGCGTGGGTTCGCAAGGGCCACTTGTTAATTCGTACATTCGAACGATGAACGCTCGTTTCGCGTCGTACTCGAAAGCAGCAGACGGTGGTCCGCTGAAGCTCGACGGGTATTTCGGACTGGATGACCGTGCCGTCCACAATGAGTGGCAGCGGCGCATGAAGCGGCCAGTGCGAACCACCGGAGACATCGTCACCGACGAAGAGCTGGCGATACTGGGTCTCGCCGTGAGCCCGCCGTCGAGAGACGAAGGCGCACGACGCTACCCGTTGCAGGGTGTCGGGTACAACACCAACGCATTCCTCGCGCCAGACCCGACCCACTCGTATGTCGAGATGGTCAACGAGGGCGCAACAGAGGCAATGCGTCTGGCGCAGCCGATCATCGGCAACAAGATCCTCATCGGGTACTCGGGCGGCGCTGACGCCATGACCGAGTTCCTGTGGCGCTGGCCCGAGAGCCGCCGCCACGAGATCCGCTGCGTGATCGGGATTGGCGACCCCTCGCGGCGTCCTGGGCCGACGCTGCTGGGGGACAACCCGCCTGGGCAGGGGATCGCGGGGCGCTGGGCACCAGAATGGGTTTGGCCCCGCTACTACAACTTCTGCCTGCCGGGTGACATGTACTGTTGCGCTCCGGTGCCGAGCTTGCAGCCGGTGTTCTATCAGGTACTCACAAGGGCGGAACTGTCTTTCGACTTCGCCGTGTACCTGTTCAATTTCTTCACCAGTGAGCTGGGGCAGATCTTGCTGGGAGCCAGAAAGTCTGACATGCCCGGTGCCGGTGTGCTGAGCGGAATCGCTGGCCTGGTAATGCCGTCCGGTCTCGTTCAGGCACCGATGGTTCTGTTCGGCCTGCTGCCGACGCTGATCAACTCACTGGTGTCCCTGATCAAGTTCCTTGCGACCAACGATCATGGGAGGTATCACGAACCGAACCCGGCGTGGGGCGGCAGCGCCATCGACCGCGCCGTGCGGGTCGTGACCGAGAACGTGTCGAGCGGCCTTGTGTTCCTGTTCCCCGGCACCTGGGGACGTTGGGACATCGGCTACCCCTTCGACATTGGCATCCGTTTGTACGAGATGAGGTAGAGAGATGAAGTTGTCACCGGATAACCTTGCGCGGCTGCGCATGTGGGCCTACGGCGTCTCAGTTGCCGTGGTCGGCCTGCTGATCGGGTATGAACGGATCGCCCCTGACAAGGCCCCGCTCTGGCTCGCCCTGATCAGCGCCGTGTTCCTGATGACGACGGGAACCACTGCGGCATACAACGTCTACCATCAGCGCAAGGCTGGCATGTTCGACGGTGAGCCGCCCAACGAAAGCGGTCTGCCGTGAGCCCGCTCGAAGTGATCGGCCTGGCGCTTGGTTCGGGTGGCGTCGGGTCGATCCTCACGGCGGCGATCCAGATGCGGCTGAACCACAGCGCGGTTCAGGTCGACCAGTTCAACGCGATAGTCGATGCGCAGAACAAGCGGATCGATGAGCTGCACAGACAGATTGGTGAGCTGAAGGCGAACCTGCACGGCGAGATGCGCGAGCACAACGAGACCAAGCGGCGCTATCGGATCACCTTGCGGTACATCAGAGATCTTCGGGACTGGCTCAACTCCAGCGGGGTTGCCCATCTGGCGAACACTGCGGTGCCAGGCATTCCGAGCGAGGTACAGGATGACCTATGAAGCCAGCGGATGTGTTCTGGGTGAGCGTGCCGGTCGTGGCGATTGCCCACAACGTCTGGGCGGCACGGACGGGTCGTGAGCAACTGTCGCAGGCGATGGATCGCTATCGAGCTGCCAGCCCTGTGGCCGAGCTGGCCGTGATGGCTACTGCGGCGCATCTGTGTCGTCGCCTGCCAGCGTTTCTCGACCCGTGGGCATGGTTGTACGGGATGACGACGAAAGTCAGCCACAGCGGGCGTGGGGCGCTGGGAATCGTGCTCCTAGCCGCGCTGGGCGGGCTGGGTGCCAGTGTGTGGCTGGCACGCCAGCTTGAAGACACCTCAATCGATCTTGGTCCAAGGGAGGCAGTTCCAACTGACTAGATACTCACCCTCGTGCAGGGCGACTACGGCACTCTCGCCGTAGTCGGCCCTGCCTGAGTCGACCAGGGTCTCAGCAAGATCGGAGATCGACTCGGAGTAGGGGACGCCATCGTGGATCTGCCACGTGCAAAAGCGTCCCCGCATAAGAGTGGAACCCTGTGTCTCCCAAAGGCCCTCACTCTCGGCGTCTACGTGATAGTAGACGCCATTTTTTGTGTCTATAGTCGGGTTCGCTTGCGCCACAACGGGAACGGCCAGCGCAGTCGCAGCCGCTGTGACACCGGCAACAGCCAGGCGATGCGGATGCATCACCTGAAATGCTTTCAGTATCTCGTTCCGTACGCTCATGTGATGCAGGCTACACCTGTTTCCGCAGCTCAGCCAGTTGACCGGGATCACGCGGGAATCTGCGAACGCAGGTTTCCCAGTTCTGTAGCAAATGTCGGCAAGCTTCTGACGTGCAAGGTGCGAGCCAGAGCAAATGCTGAAAAGGCGTGCATGTCCCCCACACTTTTGATATTCTGTGATGTTCGGTTCAGCGATGAGCCGACGGGCGACCAGCCGCTCCCACGAGCGAGAACCCGCCCCCAGCACTTTGACAACTACACAGAGACGAAAGCAGAGGGTGAGAGTATCGCGCCCGCAATGCGATTCACGCCGATGAGGCTGTAGGTGGGTGTTCATCTGAGGCTCACGCCACCGGGATCGCAAGCGCGAGAGTGTAACCCGCTGTAGTAGTTGAGAATGTGTCTCCTTTCCAATCTTTCTCCAATTGCCCCCCAAAGGGCAGGGTTGCCAACGGGTTCCGATCCGTTGGCTTCCCCGTGTTTTGGGAGTCAAAGCACCACTTCAAGATTGGAGATCACAATGGCAGCAATTGTCAGCAAGCGAATCCGCGCGGGCCTCTACGAGGTCACGACCGACACGGGTCGTACGTTCACCGTCGAGCAGATCCGCACCGACACACCCGGCTACGGCGTCGAGCGGCGCTGGTGGGTCAACCCGTCCGACGACGGACCCCACCCCGTGTTCGACCCGTTCGCCACCAAGGGTGATGCACTCGATGCCATTACGTTGATGTTCAGCTCTGACAAAAGCTGGATGTGACGTTCTGAGTGCGACTCAGCCACACAGACTTCCGAGCCTGTGTGTGCTGCTGGTGTACTCAGCACCACCACAACAAGATTGGAGAGAACAATGAAGGTTTGCGCACACGAGAACCTGGGGCCGTTCCAGAACGTCCACTTTCGCGCCGACTCGATCAAGCAAGCGGTCGAACGGTTCCGGGAGGATCTGGAAGGCGTCTACGGCACGCTGGAAGGCATCACCGAGCGCACCGGGGAGGATCATGCCCCGGCGCTGGGTGTGTACCCGCAATGCCCAGATTGCGACTCCCAGATGAACTTCCACGACTACCCACTGGGTCTGTACCGGGTGGGGCCGCGTGGAGGCATACAGCGCATGTTCGGATGAATCAACGGCAGGCACACAGTCTTTCCGGGGCCTGTGTGTCTGTAGATGGATTCAACCATCAACCCTCACAACAAGATTGGAGACGACAATGTCTGACTCGAAGAATCCCTACATCCTCCGTGCCGACGAGGTGAAGCCGGGTGAGATCGTGGTCGACAAGCACGGGAGCCTTTGGGTTCTCGATGAATTGGGCGAGCGCCCGCAGTGGCGCTACATCGTCCCCGAGGATTCGACCCGCGAACCGGGTTACTCGTGGGACGGGTTCGACGCCCTGCCAGAGGCTTACGAGCCGTACACAGTGCTCGATGAGGGCGCGTGCGCCGTCATCGGCAAGTGGCTCGTAGCCGAGGCTCGTCGCCGCAAGGTTTACGTTGTCTGAATCAACGGCAGGCACACAGTTCTTTCGGGGCCTGTGTGTCTGTAGATGGATTCAGCCATCAACCCACACAACGAGATTGGAGACAAACATGTACGTTGAGACCCGCACCGACGCATCCGAGGTTTTGGAAACCGTTCTGCGCGAACTGATTCACATGATCATCCGTTTGCGTAACACGGTCCACACCAAGCGGAACATCAGCTCCTACGTCACCAATCCGCAACTGCGGCAGATGGCGAACGAGCTGCGCGGAGCCTACGTGCTGGCTTGCCGGGTGGCCGGAGATCCCGACCGCATCCCGCTCGAGGTTCATGAACAGTACGGCGAAGCCGTGCGAGCGGCCCAAGAGTTGGTTGGCAAGCTCGCTTGAGTGTGACTCAGCCACACAGACTCCCGAGAGCCTGTGTGTGCTGCTGGTGTACTCAAGCACCACCGCAACAAGATTGGAGACGACAATGGCTAAAGCAGATCGCCGCGTCAGCGTGACCGACCTCAAGACCTGCAAGCGTTGTGGCGTGGGCAGTCTCTCTTGGGAGACCTCGCGCCGCAACGGCAAGCCCTATCTGTGCATTGTTCGACGCACACGGGAAGGCTTGTACGCCATGCCCTATCAGCCTCACAAGTGCCATCCCGACGACGTTGCCCGCATGGACGCTGCGCGCGCCCAGGACGAAGCCAACGGGATTCACTTCGAGTTCTGAGTGCGACTCAGCCACACAGACTTCCGAGCCTGTGTGTGCTGCTGGTGTACTCAGCACCACCACAACAAGATTGGAGACGACGATGACCACCTACTATGTCCCCGCCGATCACACCGCCACCGAGTGGCGAGAGATGGCGAAGGATTGCTACCGCCGCGAGCAGGAATCGTTCGAGCGGAGCGACACAGATGGTTTCCTGTCCCAGTGGGCCGCAAACCAATTCGCTAAGATGTACGAGCGGATGGCAGAGCTGGCCGCAAACGGGGGCCGTGCGAACCTGCATTGGCTCTACGAGCGGGACAACGAGACCGGCGAGTGGGTGCCCGTCGAGAACTGGCGCTGGGTTGAAACGCGTTACGGCATGAGCGTTCTCGTGGTTCGTGAAAGCCGCGAGAACGTGTTTTTCAACCCGTCCGAGGCTCGCAAGGCTTCGACGCGTCAGCGCAACGACGAGCGCAAAGGCTTCCGCTGGGGCACAGTGGAAACCGAGGTCGTCTGCCGCTTCGGCGGCGGCGCGTACAACATGATCGTCACCGAGCGGAAGCGCAACGCTCCGCTGACGGTCGTTTCAACCGCTCATTACAGCGATTGGGACTGAGTGTGACTCAGCCACACAGGCTTTCGAGCCTGTGTGTGCTGCTGGTGTACTCAGCACCGCAACAAGATTGGAGACGACAATGACCAAGATCACGACCGTTGCTGCCCGCTCGATCCGCGTGGGCACCGTGTTCGCCGATGGCGCTACCGTCATGGAGCGCCACACGGCAGAGGGCCTGCTCAAGTTCGTCTGTGATGACGGGCGCGAGATGACCTATCGCTCCAGCGACCGTGTGAAAGTCACGTACTGAGTGTGACTCAGCCACACAGACTTCCGAGCCTGTGTGTGCTGCTGGTGTACTCAGCACCGCAACAAGATTGGAGACGACAAATGATCAAGTTCGTTCACATCAAGGGCGACGACGCCTACCGCGCCATCGGTGCCCAGCACATTTACTGGGCGCAGAGGGATGGGAAGCGTTGGCAGGTAAGCGTTCATAACCGGGTCGACTTCCGTGAGCTGACGCTCACAGCGCCGGGACAAGCGCTCGACACTGAGTGGTTCGACCGTCTGAGTGAGTGCAAAACCTATGCGCAGCACTACGAGGCCAACGTTGACCACGAGAGCCGTCGCTACCTGAACCGCTCAACGCGAGCCGTGCTCGCCACGATGGAATGAAGGCACCTCTGAGTGTGACTCAGCCACACAGACTTCCGAGCCTGTGTGTGCTGCTGGTGTACTCAGCACCGCCACAACAAGATTGGAGACAACAGTGAAGGTTACCGAGATTCGAAGGCTCGCAATGCAGTCCACACGCTATGGCTGGTACGACCACGGTTCAACCGTCGCCGCCACCTGCCCACTGTGCCGCAAACACGTCGTGACTCAGTACAGCATGTGGGCAACCGCCCCTAACGGTAAGCGCCTCAGCAAGATTCAACAGGCGCGCAATGGGGTGGCCGACCATCTCGCCTCCGAGTGTGTCGAAACTGTCAACGCCTAAGCCGGTAGGAGGCGCAGCTACTCGCGTGGGTAGTTGCGTCTCTGGTCTGCTTAGACCGCAACAAGATTGGAGAACACAATGAACACCAGCTATGTTCGTCAGCGTACCGGGGCTCCCGAGGCAGTTGCACAGGGCCGCACGCAGATCACCTACAACGGTCGCACCCGAACGGCACGTACAGCCGATGGGGTGGAAATCGTTGAGGGCCTGCGGGTCTACACCAACGACCTGGAGCGCGGCGTGATCCGTCTCGACCGCGCCGAGTGGGAGTGGTACGGATCAGAGGGCAAGTACCATCTGTGGTTCGAGGTCGAGGTCGATCACAACTACAAGGGCGAGCCTGTGAACGGGGAGCGCGTGCTCCAGTCTGACGACCGGGTTGCCACACGGTTCGAGGGGGTACCGGCATGAGCAACTTCAAGGCAACGGAAGTCGTTGCACTGCATATGTATCCGCACGGTGTGGGCTCGTTCGCCCACTTCGATGTCGTCGCCGTGACAAGCAACGGCAAAGAGATTTTCCAAGGGTACGCAGTGAGCTACGACGTGGTGAAGGCACGGCAAAAGCAAGCCTTCCCATACGCTTCCGTGGAGATCATCGAACCCGCGCTCTGAGTGGGTAGGAGGCGCAGCTGTCCAGTGTGGGCAGTTGCGTCTCTGGTTCACTCAGAACCACAACAAGATTGGAGACAAGAGAATGGCAACAGTAAAGGTGTACCTGAATGTCAGCCGGGATAGCTTCTTCGGCTTCTACAACGACTTCGGGAAGCCAGTCCTAGTCCCTGCCATCACTTTTGAGCTGGACGATGAGCTCGCTTCCGACCTGCAATGCGGTGCGCCGTATGCAGCCTTGGAGCGGGTGTTCGAGCAATTGAACATCGGCGGGCATGACGGCGGGCCAGAGGGTAAGCCGTGGACCGTCGAGTACCGACAGAACGGCTACCGTAGCCTATCGGTGGGTGACGTTGTCGTGATCGGGGAACTTGCGTACGCCGTGGAAAGCTCTGGCTGGCGCTACATCCCGACCGACGATCTGACGGCGGCGCTGCAACGCGGCGTTGAGCAGGGGGTGGGCAAATGATCACGCTCACATACTGTTCCGAGTGCGGGGCAGACTTGAGCAACGGGTACGCGCATGCCCGACCGTGCTGCTATGAGCAGATGCGGATCGTGCAGCCTAACAACGACTGGCGCGGCCTTCGGGTGTGGCCGAAAGAGGGCTACACCAAATACAAAGGGCCGCGTGTTGATCGGGCAGGCGAGCCCGTGCCGAGCGGCACCGTACTTGGGTGCAACGGCATGGGCAGCGCGTACATCAAGTGGGACAATGGCTCTGTGTCATTGCTCCCGGTCAACGAGATCGAGACGTACGGGCAACGCGTCCACGTCGAGCTCTGAGTGGGTAGGAGACGTAGCTGCCAACATGTTTGGCAGTTGCGTCTCTGGTTCACTCAGAACCGCAACAAGATTGGAGAGAACAATGACAACCACCATCGTCAAGGATCGTCGTCGCAGCACTACGCGCCGTTCGGCCAAGCCTCGTCGTGATGTCACGTCCAGCGACTTGCCGCTACGTGATGACGGGAAGGTCGACCTGGTCAAGGTTCTGGAGTTCGCACTCACAGCACCCGGCCATCTGTCGAAGTGCTACAACAGATTCCATCGTTATTCGCTGCTCAACATCATCATGGTGCTGATGCAGACCGGCAAGATGGAACCGATGGCGACGTTCAATCGCTGGAAGTCGCTGGGACGAAACGTCACAAAAGGCAGCAAGGCGCTGTGGGTCAACCACCCGCGCTTCGCTCCCGAGCGTGACTCTGACGGCCTCCCAGTGGTCGGCAAAGATGGCAAGGTCGAGATGAAGGTTGTCGGGTTCTACCCGAAAGCCACTGTGTTCCAACTGCATCAGACAGAGGGGCCGGATCTCAAAATGCCTGAACTGCCAGAGTGGGACCGCGAGCAAGCCGCCAAGGTGCTTGAGCTGAACGAAGTTCCGTTCGAGTACCACGACGGCAACGCCCAGGGCTACAGCACAGGCCGCGACTACGCGATCAACCCTGTGGCTGAGTACCCGATCAAGACCCTGTTCCACGAGTGGGGTCACATCTTGTGCGGTCACACAACCGGCGACGACAACGCTCCGATGCATCGTGGCGTCCGCGAGTTCCAAGCTGAGGCAGTCGCTTTGCTCGTCTGCAAGGAACTCGATGTCAAAGAGTACGACCCAGCCGCCTGCCGTGGGTACATCCAGAACTGGCTGCAAGGCCAGAGCGCCGAGTACCTGGACGACGACGGCAACCTGGCCGTGACGGATGCTGTTGTGCGGCAGATCTTCGCCGCCGCCGACAAGATCCTCACAGCCGGGCGGAAGTCGCACTACGACAAGATGGAGGCCGACCGTGATAACGCGCAACGTTAACGGCAAGTGGATCTGCCACTGCGGCAACGATGCCCGTAACGACGGCTCAGAGTATGACTGGGTGTGCGAACAGTGGCCGTTCTGCGAACAGGAACGGCCAGAGCTGCAAGCACCCTGGTTGGACTGAGTAGGTAGGAGGCGCTGCTGCCAATATGATTGGCAGTAGCGTCTCTGGTCTACTTAGACCACAACAAGATTGGAGGCAAACAAAATGGATGTTCAAGCGACCTACGACGAGCTTGCCGATCTCACCAACCAAGCCCTATCTGGCTGTGAGGTCGACGCCGTCCGCATGGCCGAACTCTTTGAGTCGCTTGACTGCTGGCTCAAGGCGCGCGGTTATCTGCCGAAGTCATGGGCAGAGGGCCGGTGATCACAATGGCTACCAAAGTGATTGCCAAAGTGCCCACGTACAGCAGGCAGTACCGCGAAGCCAGCCTCGAAGAGCTGCGCACCAGAGACGATCTGGTGTTTAGCGACATCGAAGAGGACACGGCAGCCGACACGGTCACGGTCTACTACACAACCAAGATTCGTCAGTGGTGCGGCGCACTGCGCAAGGTCGGGATCGACCCAGAGATACTTGCCTGGGTCCCGAACCACGGCAGGGGTGAAACGCGGCTCGAACTGTTGGAGTCAGGCAAGTGGACACTCGTGGATGTGATCAACGATGAACTCAACGGCTAGGTTGAGTAGATAGGAGACGCTGCTGCCAAACATGATTGGCAGTAGCGTCTCTGGTCTACTTAGACCGCAACAAGATTGGAGACAACAATGTGCAAGATCATAGGGGCCGACCCATACGTCACACCTGACGACCGGGATCGGGAACTGTTGGCGCAACGTGCAACCCGTCGAGCCGAGGTCAACGCTCCACGGTCGGGTGACTACGTCGTTTTCACAGACGGCGTGAAGCGCCGGATCAGCTCCCTGTGGGACGGCAATGTGCAAACGTCGGACGGCGGATCGTGGTACCTGCTGACGAGCGGTGACGCCTCGTTCTCCGGGTCGCTACATCCGCCCGTGCGACGAGAATTCCTGACCGATTCGAGAGAGACAGAGCCAGCGTCGTTTTGGTTCTTCCATCACGATTTGGCGCAGGCGCACAACGCCGTCCACGTCGAGCTGCGCGTCCGTGTCTGGACCGCAAGCACAACGGCACCCTAGCTGGGTTGAGTAGATAGGAGACGCTGCTGCCAAACATGATTGGCAGTAGCGTCTCTGGTCTACTTAGACCGCAACAAGATTGGAGA